TCTGACTTTGGACGATTACTCCAAGAGTTCGGAAGGACGCTGGGCAAAACATGATATTGTCGGTGACAAGCCGGTGCTGGAGTTCCTGGGGCCGAACACGGAGACAATCAGCCTGAAGATTCAGCTGCGCCGTGACCATGGCGTCAATCCTGAAAGCGTGCTGAGGCAGTTGGAAGAAATGCGGGACACCGGGGAAGTCTTCTCTTTGGTACTCGGTTCGAAAGTCATCGGCAACCTTATCAAGAAATGGATATCCGGGCAGGGCTTCGGCTCCAGCTCCGGGCTGTGGGTGCTGAAAAGCCTGAGTGAAGTCGTCACCCATTGGGCCGGTGGGAACATGTACTGCGTGGATGCCACCGTCACGCTGGAGGAATATTCGGGGAGGTTGATTTGATGGAATACTTAATCGCAGGCGGCCTGAACCATATTAACTTTGCTCCGGCTACGGTTGCGGAAGAAATTCTGCAAAACATTAAGTGCATTCTGAGTACAGTGAAATTCAGCGTTCCGCTGGACAGGGATTTCGGCATTGATGCCTCTATGGTGGATATGCCGATGGACGTGGCCAAGGCGCAGCTGGCCTCGGAAATTGTTATGGCGGTTGCCAAGTATGAGCCGAGGGCGGCTGTGACGAACATTGACTGGGAACAAGATATTGACGGGATTTTGAAACCGAAAGTGCAGGTGAGAATAGATGAAACTGAGTGATTTGCCGGACATTGTTTTTGTCGATGCCAGCGTTGCAAAAGTGCAGGAAGAAGTCTTTGCGATTTACAAGGAACAGACCGGAAGAACCCCGGCAAAGGGCGACCCGATTCGGCTGTTCCTGATGACGATGACTTATATCTTCGTGCTGCTCTTGAACTGCATCAACGAAACCGGGAAACAGAATCTTTTGCGGTATGCGGAAGAATACAAGCTCGACCATATCGGGGCGCTGGTAGGATGTGACCGGATTCCTGCGGCGGCCGCCGTGACCACGATGGAGGTTACGCTGTCTGCGGAACAGGATGTCGCAACCATCATTCCTGCCGGGACGAGGTTCACAGCCGGCGACGGCATCTTCTTTGCCCTAGACGAAGCGATGATTATTGCGGCAGGAGATACGGAAGGTTCCGGATCTGCCACATGCACCGTAACCGGAGCCGACGGGAATGATTACCCCGTAGGCACGATTAACACGCTTGTGGACCCGGTTCCGTATGTGTCCAGTGTGGAGAACACGACGGTGTCGGAAGGCGGCGCAGGGACGCAGGAGGACGACGATTACCGGGAAGCCATTCACGAAAAGCCGGAAAGCTTTTCGACGGCAGGGCCTACGGGTGCGTATGAGTTCCACGCAAAGCAGGCTTCGGCTTTGATTTCCGACGTGTCGGTTATTTCTCCCACTCCGGGCGCCGTTGCGGTTCGTCCGTTGTTAGAGGGAGGAGAGATTCCCGGAACGGAGATTCTGAACATGGTAGCCGCCCATCTGAACACAAGGACGATTCGTCCGCTGACGGATAATGTGAGCGTGTTGGCTCCGACGGCCGTCAGCTACGATGTGGACATCACGTACTACATCGACAGCGCCGATGCGACGATGGCCAGCACGATTCAGGCTGCGGTTACGGCAGCGGTTGACAATTATGTCGCATGGCAGAAGGAGAAGCTGGGCAGGGACATCAACCCGTCCGAACTGATTCGGCTCGTCATGCAGGCCGGGGCGAAGCGTGTTACCGTTACGGCTCCTGTGTTTACGGCATTGGATAAGACGCAGGTTGCCATTGCGGACGAAGTGACCGTAGACATGGGAGGTTTCGAAGATGAGTAACCTTGCTGATGTCAAAACTAAAGACATTCTTCCGTCGAGCATAGCGGAAGATCAGAACGTGCAGGAGCTGAGTGCCACCAACGACAGCTACCTGCACGAAATATTTGAAAAGGTGCAGTGCATTCTGCTGTTGCCGAATTTGGACACGCTTCCGGAAGATGTCGTGGACAGTCTGGCGTGGCAGTATCATGTAGATTTCTATGAACTGGATATGCCCATTGCGACAAAGCGTGGCATGGTACGGGAAGCAATTTACTGGCACCTTATCAAAGGCACTCCGGCGGCCGTGGAAAAGGTTGTCGCCAATGTGTTCCAGTCTGCGACTGTAGAGGAGAACTGGGAATATGGCGGCGACCCTTATTATTTCCGGGTAGCGGATGTATTGGAACCTTTGACGGATGCCGATACGATTACCCGACTGGTAACGGCCATCAATTCTGCGAAGAACACAAGAAGCTGGCTGGAGGGTATCGAATTTCTGCGGGATATTCCGCAGACGATTTACTGGGCCGGGCCGATGAACGAACACAAGGAAGTCGTTATCGGTTTGCCGCAGTATCACGCACCGAGCGTAACGAACGCACGTTATATGGCAGGAGCCATGCACATTCACAAAGAGGAGGTAATTTCAAATGGCTAATTGGCAGGGAGCAATTTTAACGAACAAAGGCAGGAGCTTACAGGCAAAGGTAGAAGGCGGCCTGTGTCAGCTCGCACTTACGAAACTGAAGACCGGCGACGGAACGCTGGCACCGGGGCAGACCTTGGAGGCATTGACCGACCTTGTGTCCCCGAAACAGAATATCGGCATCAGCGCCATCGTGGTGGATGAAGACCAGCCCGGCGTTGTGTATGTGAAAGGCATTTTGAGTAATGCGGAATTGACGACAGGGTATCTTGTGAAAGAGTTAGGTTTGTTCGCAACCGACCCGGACGACGGAGAGATTCTGTACGCCGTTACCGTGGACAGCAACCCCGACTATTTGCAGGACAACACTTCGGCTACTGTAATTACCGAAGCCCTGAAACTGGCTATTGCGGTATCGAACACGTCTGATGTAGTCGCCACCCTTGACCCGGAAGGCCTGCTCACTGTGGAAGATATGGACATTCACAATGCGGACGAAGACGCACACGACGGTATTTTGCAGAAAGTGTCCACCCTGTTAGCCGATGTTGTCACCCATTTGGCCAGCTCTGCGGCTATCTCCATTTCCTCGCTGAACACTAACAGCGTATTTTACCGGTTATTGCAGTACGCCCTTACCGCTGCCGGGGTGCAGTACAATTTTACGAACGCCAACGCATGGTACATCTGCCTCGGTGCATTGTTCGGTGGCTTAATTATCCAGGGGGGAAGTGGAACGTACCCAGCTAACTCACAGATAGTGACTATTCCATTTACGTTAGCATTTCCAAATGCAAAATTCACAGTTGGCATAGCTACCACGCTAAATGCTTCCACAACCGGAAACGCTCTCATTGTATTTGAACCCGGTGAGGGTAACCCGGAGACTGAAAAGGTAAAAGTAAGAGGGTTTTTAATTAATACCACTACCGTTTCACCAATTCCAGGTAATGCCGTATACACTTGGTTTGCTCTTGGCCGTTGAGCCAGGGGGGAACTGTCGAAGGATATGCTGTCCCCGGCGGTAGCAGCACAACAACAAGCAGTATACCGTGGCCAGTTTCCTGGGCTAACTCAGACTCCGTAACATGCTTGGCTGCCCCGTTCAAGGGTACCTCAGGAAAAATTATTACAATAACTGCTTGGGAATCGACTTTTTTAAAGATTATCTTCAAAAACACTGAAAGCGGTCAAGTTTCCGGCCATGCTGTATGGATTGCCAGAGGTTATTAACATTTCCCAAGCTATACCCCAAAGGCCATCCAGTAAAAAGAATTTGTTCCGCTGCCGCCCGAAACCATATAGTTAAAATTTGGATTATTTCGTCTAATATTGGCAGTTCCACCATCTACGGCTGTTACTGCAACAATATTGTACACAGATGTGTTAAACGATATCGTCAAGGCGTGAGAATTAAAAGATGCGCTTGGGGACGCATCAAAGATTCCCCCCTGGCTCGGTCAGCAACCAACAGCCAGCCAAAGAACAAGTCTGTTTGCTTGCTGAGTATACAACTGACAGCCGGACAATGAAGTCCCGCCTCCGTATGTGTTCTCGCCGCTTCCGCTATTCCCACTAACGGCAGCAGTGGTACGAAAAGATTTAAATGTTAACGGGAACTGTATGGTTTTCATATTATTTGAAACCGTTTCGCTTCCCCCCTGGCTCTGATCTGCAACGTCCAGGGGGGACAAGTAGCTCCAACACAAGCAAGAACTTGGCAAGAATTTGCTTTGCCAATAGCCTTCCCTCACGACTACCTGCAGCATATGGTTTCATCGCTTGCGGTAGATTGTGTCGCCTGTGGTATTACAGGTTCCAGTAATACCGGAGGAAAAACCAATAAAACACATTTTAGGCTGTCGGTAGGGTACGCAAACTATTCCTTACGCTGGCTCGTAATGGGTTACTAACCAGGGGGGAGATAACTACTTCAATAGGTATATTACATTGCCATTATCTGTAAATAATTGCTGGATGGCGTATGCGTTCCATTCTTACGGCTCGTTCTTTGAAGGATATCTCAACATGCCAGAACTCACTTTTTCCAACAATATGGTTACAAGCATCAAATTTTTGCCTAAAAGTACTGGTGTTACTGACAGTTGCAAATGGACGTGTATTTGTAGATAAGCGTCCAGGGGGGAACTGGACACGATGCCACGACTTCCGCTAATACTGTAAACTACTCAGTAACTTATACAAACGAATACAAAATTTTTACTGCTGTCGACGGTTCAACAGCAACACCAATCGGTGTGTCTTATACAAGTGCTTCGCAGTTTAAATTTTATCCGGTAAGTGCCATATCAAACTGGAGATGGTTTTCGATAGGCGTATGAGCCAGGGGGGATACTGGCCTGCAGGTGCAAACCATATAAATTTTATCTTCCCATTAGCTTTCCCAACAAGTTTAATTACTGTACAAACATGCAGAGGACCGATAACAAGTGGAACGAACACCTATAACTCCGTTGTTGCTTATAACTCCAGCAATACCGGTGTTACAGTAGACCCGATGTATGGCGGAAATCCGAAACCTGACTGCTGGGTTGTAGTCATGGGCTATTAAAATAAATCTGGCCAGGGGGGATATGCCGAGTCTACAGACTCAAGTACTGTCAAAAATATCGTAATTCAACTTCCTATAAGTTATGCTTCGTGGCATCGCGGTTATGGTACAGCAGTAGGACTCGGTGCAACAAATCAATGGGTTAAAAACCTTAACGGGGATGTGTCACACGTATCTTTCAACATATATGCAGTAGGCGTAAATTGGATGACGTTCGGAAAATAGCCAGGGGGGACTTGATATAAATTTAACCACTGGAACAAAATATACCATTCATTATCCTGTATCTTATGCAAGTAATTGTTATGGCGTGCAAGTCCAATTTAATGGAACAGCGAACAGTGGTGTTATTGTGGAAGTGAACATACTGAACGATGGAGCATTTCAATATACACCTCGGCACAGTGGTGGTACTTTGACAAATTTAAACATTATTTGGGTTTCTATAGGTGCGTGATTATTTTCCAAACACTATCCAGTTAGCGCTTATTCCGCTATTTTTGTAAAAGCTCTTGATAGTTACAGATGACGTTGTTGCTTTTGTTGCAATATATGGGTACGCAAAACCATCAGCAAGAACTGATGTACACGCATCGCTTCCGCCAAACACCTCGTTTAATGAGATTGGCAATGATATAACTACGGAGCTCTCTGTTGGAACAGAGACTTCAAATCCCCCCTGGGTACAGGTTGGGAACGATGCAGATCCGGACGAACGCTACGGCAGTTTTACAGAAAATCGTCAAAATTGGAAACGCTGTCCCGATGCAGGATAGCAGAAATAACAGAAAAACAGAACATAAAAAAAGGGCAGATTATAGGATTTTTGCAGGAAGCACGGGTAACAAACCTATCCTGCAATAATCCTAAATCTGCGCTGGCAGGTTTAGAGAAATGGTAACACAAGGGTATCACTTTAAAAGCTGAATTGTTTTCCGAAGCTGAAGCAAAGACTTATGTGTGTACACCGCTTCCGTCACACCGGAACCGGCATGGCCAAGGATTCGCTTTTTGGCTGCCTCGTTCGCCCCGGCATTATCCAGCAATGTTGCGACGGTATGCCGGCAGTCATGCGTTGTATGGCCACGGACATTACACGCAGCCATTACCTTTTCCCACATGGAACAGAAACTTGCGTAAGAATACGGCTGGCCACTTTCATTACAAAGTAGCCACTTACCGGGCAGCTGCATCCGTGCGAGTACAAAGGGTAATATCCTGCTGTGTATGGGAATGGTGCGAATCCCCGAAGCAGTTTTGCTGTGCGTTATCCGAAATATGCGGGTGCGGAGATTCACGTTACGCTTCTCAAGAGCCAGCAATTCTCCACAACGCATTCCGGTATAAAGAAGAATGAGAACGGCATCCGCACCGGGCAGATCTGACACGGACCATATCCTGTTTATGGCTTGCCGTGTGAACGGGTGATGCGGTTTCACCGGTTTGTTCTTGCCAAGCTTCAGCAACGGCGCATAGTTCACAGAGACTACCTCGTACTCAATTCCATATTTCATAACCAAAGAAATCATAGAACGCACCTTTTTCAGAGAGGAAAAGGACAAGCGTTCTTTTTTCATGGCATCAATGACCTGCTGGAAGTGCATGAACTTCAATTCTGCGACAGGCATTTCCTGCAGGGCAACACAATGTCGGAACGAGTTATGGTAATTGTCTATGGTACTCTGTGCCGGTTCTATATCGGCAATGTGTACTGGCAGCCAGCGGTAGAACAGTTCAGCAAATGTAATCTTATGTCCAGGGAGGGAGCGATGATGATGTTCTTTAACGTAATCGATTTGAAATATCTCTGCTTCGGTTTGATTTTCAAAGTACGCAAGAGCTTGCCGCTTCCCATTCTGCCCGGAGATTACATAAACGTACGGCCTCCTCCGGTTACCGGATAACCTTTTGATGCTTCCAAACCCATTCGGCTTACGCACTTTATTACCTCCAAAGAAAGGATGATGCAAATGAAAAAGACTTACCTGTTTATTTTAGACGAAGGAAAACGAGTTGCGACATTTTTGTTAGGAATTCACGGAAAAACGATAGAAGCCCTTATCGCAAAGGCTGAAAAGGAATACCCCGGAAAGACTTATCTGCAAGGCGACGACAGCTATTTCAACGAATTCGCCGCCGGGAAGATCTACGTGGACGGCCATTTCATCGACCCGCCCCCGTACGTTCCGCCCCTGGAAGATGTGAAGGCTGCCAAAATCGCAGAGCTGAAAGGCATCCGGGACGAGAAAGAACTGGAACCGGTGCAGTACATTGACCATCTGTATGATTTCGATGTGAAGAGCTTCGACAGAATCAATGCTGCCATCATCGCACTGGACCAGACACACGGAACCATCGGCTGGACGACAGCTGATAACCAGGTTGTGGAAGTGAATGCTGACGCACTGCGTGGCGTTATCGCCTCTGCAGCACTCCGCAGTAATGCGCTGCACATTATCTATCGGGAACTGAAAGAAGCGGTCAATGCGGCAACGACTGCGGAAGAAGTGGGGTCGATTCACTGGCCGGAGGACTGAACCATGTTAGAACAAATTGGGGCTGAAATTGTAATGTTTTTATTGGGCTCAGCTCTCACATACATTTCGACCCGATGGAGTAAATCTCTGAAAAAGATAGAAAAGCTGGAATTCGGGGTGAGGGCTTTGCTCAGGGATAGGATGTTGCAGATGTACACCTACTACAAACGCAAGCAGATTCCTATCCCACTGCGGGAAGTTGAAAGTTTCGAATTGATGTATGTTGCTTATGACGACCTGGAGGGTAACGGCTTCATGCCGGACATCCGCCGGGAAGTCATCGAGGAGATGCCTCATGAAATACGTTAAGAGCCTGCAACAGCGGGTAACGAAATTCGTCCGGAAGCGTGGCGGCACGTTGCCGAAGATATTTGTCTGGATTTACGCCAGCGTGTTTATTGCCTGCGGCCTGCTTACCATCTTTGGCGTGGTGTATGAATTCGTTTCTCATGGCAGCGTAAATTACAAGGCTGTGAATGACTGCATCAGAGAGTACTTTGCGCCATCCGTCGCAGGCACGATGGGCGTCATCGGCGTGCTGCTTATTGACAGGGATATGGACGGCGTGCCGGATGAGTGGGAAAAGGACAAGGAGGACAAAGACCATGAAGTACGTTAAGTGGCTCCTGCTGGCCATACTCGATGTGCTGTTCAATATCGTGGCATACATAACCAATCCCATTGTCGTACTGGCCGCCAGCGAATACGGAAACCTGCCCTGGCTGTTGACCTGGTGGGACAACTACGATGACTGCATGGATGTCGAATGGTTCCTTAAGGAGGGCCATGTCCCGAGCTGGGCTGTGTACGATTATGATAAGCACTACCGGTTCCACGATTCAAGCGAAGGGCTACAGACAAGAGGCATCGCTAAAAGCTATGTGGATATCCTCGATTGGAATTTCACGCTGAAGGAACGAGCCCAGCGTTATGTCTGCCGGCTCCTGTGGTTGTACAGAAATTGCGCCTATGGATTTAGCTACTACGTTACCGGCATTGACGTCCGCCGTGACGACATCGTAAAGATTAAGACCGAGGAGCAGGACGGGTACATCTACTATGTGACCGACTATGCCTGGGTGTACAAAGACGAGCGGCCGTCATTCTTTGGCCTCCGCTGGGACAATTTTTTGGGCTGGAAAATGCAGGCCGTGACGGAAGATGTAGAACGGTGTATGCTGGCGTTCCGGATAACGCCGTTTGATAAGAAGGAGTGATAGCATGATAAAAGAGATTCAGTTTCAACGCAGAAAGCGGACGATCTACGCAATGGACGAAGACTACAAAGTCGTCGGCCAGTGGGAATGCCGGGACGATTTTGTTAAGGGGTACAATTCGGAAGGCGACCCTCGTGGAAGTCTGCCGAACGGACTTTACACGCACGTCCATGCAGAAATAACGCACGGAGCATACGGGCCCGCCTACGGCAATTTTTACATCACGTCCGGCGACCCCAGGGGCAGGGATATCCACGGAGGCGGCTCCGGGCTTCCCGACCCTTACGCAGACTATCAGGGCTGGGTACCGACCTATGGTTGCCTGCGGATGCAAAATGCGGACGGTGTGCAGTTGTCGCAGATGATTATTGACAGCGGCAACGATGTGGAATTGACTGTCGTGGAGGGTTATTGATGTATGATTATTTTCGAGGACTTTGGGAAAACAGAGAAAAAGCTGTTTTTGTTGGCCTTATCGTTGCTTTTCTGTTACTGGCTGTTTGCTGGTTCAGCTACTGCCTCGGCCTCCGGAACGCCGGAGCCGATGTATCAGATAACGGAAAGCGAATTGAGGACGTTAGAAACGAACTTAGCACAGCTACGGAGCGCCAACGAGAGATTACAAGTGGACTTGAGAGCGCAGTCCAGCGAAGCGACGCAGCTGAAGAAAGAGCTGGCCGCATTGAGGAAAGAGCTGTCAGATCTGAAAGCGTTGTCCGTGACGCAGGAGTCCTCATTGACGAATGCCAACAAATTATTGGAAGAGTACGCAATAGAGGCCAAGCGGGAACGATTAAGAATTAAGGCACAGCGGAACGGATGGGCGGCTGCGGCGGCCTGTCTTGCTGTTGCCCTTGTAGTGAAATCGTAATACCGGCAAAGGGGTATCCTTCGGGATGCCCTTATTTTTTTTGCGTGCATTTTAAGAACCAAAATGAGCATTTTTTGGTTGTTTTGAGCATTAAACTGTATGTTTTGTGCAATTTAAAACCACGAATGGTTTTATCTCTTGATTATTTCCGAAAAAAAGTATGGAATAATTGAGCAACGATGAAACAAGAATTCCATACTTTTTCCTGCAAAAATCAAGTAACAGTCAAGTAAAACTTGACGACAAAAATCGTTCGAAAATCGTTCGTGTCAGATCTGACAAGACCTCTCAAACACGCATGGTTGAGCCATTCGTATCGTTTGAAAATCGTTTTTCTTGTTGGAATCTTGTTAGAATCTCGGAGAATCTTGGCGACAAAATCAAGTTACAGTCAAGTAAAAACTCGGCAAGCCACCTGCCCGCCCCGCACAGCTCGTTTCAACCGGTTCACGATAGGCAACATGGGAACGCAAATAAAAACGCCCTACCGAAGCGGCAGGGCTGTTTCCGGGGCTATTTATTCTTGGAACAATGCCCATTCGTGGAGAGGCTTGACGAACTTGCCCCAGTCCCGGATGGCTTCATCCGTTCCGCATTCGTCACAGATGTACACGTCGGCGTGACGGCTGAGTGCGTTCGTGGCCGTTCTTGGCTTCACAGTAGCCCTCCCACAGCGAGGACACATCTTCCAATGGTAACGAACCTGCCAATGGGCAAACGCTTCCAAAACCGAAGCACGGCTCTCGGAGGACCGTTTCAACGCCCAGCAGACACCGTCCCACAAAACGGCCTTGTCGATTCTGAAATCGTCGAAGCCTTCCACGATGGTCTGCAAGTAACTGTCGGACGGGGGAACCGCATCGAACCCCGGATGCATAACGTACGCCATGGCCTTGTGGCGCTCCCCGTTAATCTGTATCATGAAATTCTGCTTCACGTACAGGTAGGGGTATCCCTCGTACCTGTCCAAGGCTACCTCGTCGGACTGGCTGATCTGCCATACGCCCACCGGAACCTGCGAGCCTTTCTTCGGTTCAATGTTGGCCACTCCGTTGCCCCGGAGATTCCCCCGGAACGTAAGCTGGTAGTTATTGATTACGGACGTGGTGACGATTTCTGCATCGGGGCAGCGCCGTTTCATCTGGTCGATATTGAGGTTACTTCCATAAGCGATGTACAGTTTCATCGTTGTTTCCTTTCTCCCCGTATGGCCGATAGGTCAGCCGTTTTATATTAAGCTGCGGCGTCCTCGGCGTTCCCACCGAATGCGGCCGTTAGATGCAGGCGGGCTGTCCGGAATTCTTTGCCTTTCAGACCCAGGCGGTTCTTCAGTACCCGGAGCATCAATGCTTTCTTCTGCTCCATGGTGTAGTTCTTAATCGTCCGGAAGTGGAGGCTCGTGCTCTTCCCTTCGATAGCCCATGCGCTCATGGCCAGACAGAACTGGATGTATGCTTTAATCCGCCCGGCGTGGGTGGTTCCGTTGAACAGCCTGAATTCTACGGTTCCCTTTGTGAAGAAGGCGTGAAGGTTGATACCGTGGTACCGGGTGCTGTTGTAATGGTCGTGGCTGATTCCGTAACGGTAGCCATCATTCACCGGGCTGTACCATAGCCGCTCCAGGCTGGCCGTTGTCCGTTCGCTGTCCTGCTGGATAGCTTTGAACAGGTTCTTGTTCATCTTCCGGCAGAACCGCTCGGTCCGTCTTTCCGATACGGCCAGTGCTTCGTAGAACAAATCCTGTCTGCCGATGGCGAAGTTCATCAGGCGCTGGAGAGAATCTATGGTATGTTTGGAGGCATCCACATGGACGTGGATTCCGCAGGAGCCGTCAGCCTTTGCGCCAGCTTCCCGGAGTAACCGGATGATGGCCTGCAGATCTTCCATATCTTCGTACTGGAGAATCGGGGTTACGACTTCACAGCCACCGTTGCGGTCGTTCAGGCTTGCGTCCTTTACGCATTTCCAAACCCGGCCTTTGCGGTCCTTTGCCGCCCATGCATCGTACCCGTATTCCCGGGCTGCGTGCCAATTCGTGGTTCCGAAGTGCCTTGCGATGATTCCGGAAGCCCGCTGTCTGGTGATGCTTACCAATTCGATTTCTACACCGTAGTTCTGCTCTTTTAACAACATGATTTGTTTCCTCCCTTTTCGTTTTGTGTTTTATGGATTTATTCTTTCGTCTTACAGTTTCATTGTAAACCATTTAGTTTATCTTGTCAAGAGGATTTATAAAATATTTTTTTTGCTACGGATAAATTTTCGTTGACACATTAAAACATTTGGTTTAAAATGGTAAACGAAAGGAGTGGTAATATGACGGCAAGGCAAATCGTTGAAATGGCCCTGGCCTATAAGGGCATGGACAAGGCGGAGCTGGCAAGGAATCTTGGATGGTCGGCGCAGCTGCTGAACAAGCGACTCAATACCGGCAAGTTCAGCGTGGAGGAATGGCAGGCCATCGGGGAAGCCATCGGCGCAAAGACGCAGATAGCATTTTCTTTCCCGGAAGGCCAGAGAGTGGGACTAATTGAATAGGTAAACAGAAAAACCCGGGAGCCGAAGCTTCCGGGCTTTTTTAATTTGGAGCTTATCGCTGGCGCTTTGGACGGCCTGTCTTTGTCCTGATCTGACACTCATCGTCCGGTTCCCGGACAAGCAAGTCTGCAATGTCGCACCCGAGTGCCTCACAGATTAAGTCCAGGTGCC